GCTTTGAAGTATGGTATATTGGACTGTAAATATGGCATCTAGCATTTCCATCTTTTCCTTGCCTGCCGCAGTCTTGAATTAGGATCTTTAGCAGCCTTTGGAAATTTTTTCATTTGTCCCGCACTACGAGCGCAATATGACTTGCGCCGTTTTGCGGCTTTGCTACCAGCTTTTACTTTACCAGTAACTGCGGTTTTTAATTTGCTGCCGGGATTGTCTCTACGGTATTTGGCAACACCTTTTTTAGTCATGCCAGCACCAGATTTAGTGGGGCGTTTATGTCCTCCACCGATGGTGTGACCCTTCATTGTGCCTTTACGCCTAGCCATGGAAGAACGTCATCATATCTATAGTAGCTATCGTGTATTTAACCGTCATACCGTTTTCAAACAAAACACCGTCAGCAGGTATTGTTCTGTCCAAAGTAGTATTATCTGTTCCAATAGTGCGAGATTTGAATAACGCAGAACCGTTTTCTGGAGTGTTATTAAAGAACTCTACAGTTCCTGCAGTGCCACCAGACACTATGGAAAAACCTTTTAATCGAACTCTGTTGCTACCGCTAATAGCTTCTGCACAGAGATCGCCCGACCCTACTTTTATGTTAGCAGCATACTGTGCTGAACACTCTACGGCAGTTACTGTAAGAAATAGCTTAGTTCCCGCAACGGTGGCAGCGCTACCAGTAGAAGTTATAACTTCTGTCATAGCGTTACCAAAAACATCTGTACCTGTTATTGTACAGGTCTTCGCGTTATCACCTGTACCCGTGGTGGTTACAGTAACATTTCTAGCACCGCCCCCAGCGAAAGTGGTGTTAGCCATTGTGGCGCTAGTATTTGGTCTTGCAGCGGTTACTAAGCGATCATCATCTGAAGCGTTTTCATCGCTAATAAACTTAGCTTTTATGTCTGAGCTATGACCCATATCAATCTCCTTCAAGAAAGGAGAGGGGTACTCCCCTCTCTGTTAATATTAGCCATTAGCAAAATCAAAAGCCGCACCGTGAATCTTAATAACAAGCTTGCCAGCTGTATAAGCAGCTTCTGTAGCGTCACCTGATGTCAGATACAAAAACTTTTTAGTTAAAGCTGCCAGTGTTGAGCCTGCATCTTCTTCGTTATGAAGACCAAGTGTAAGGTCGCCATTGTTAAAAAGAACTGTGCCACTTGTAGTTGCTGCATTTTCAGCGGTTGTGCCTGTTGCAGAACAAACAAGATTGATGTCTGGATCACCTCCAGTTGGAACCTCTAAACAGATAAACTCCAGTTTATATGGAATGCCGTTAACTTCTTTTGTTAATTCTGCGATATAAGCGTTTGCTGCGCCGCCATCAGTTCCGATAACATCGTTAGCGGTGCCGCCTGATGCTAGCCCACCATGAAGATCGACAAGAATGGTTGTGACAATATCTCCACCAATCTTATTTATGAAGGTGTTAATAGCTGCGTCAGCAATTCCAGATCCATGTGCATTTGGTGTAACATTAAAGATTGTAGCTGCTGTGCCTAGACTGGCGTTATTTGCGCCAACTGTTGTTCCTGCTGCCACAATATTGTCTCTGCCAGATGTAGCAGCCTTTTGAATTTCCAAAGAGCCACCACTTGTAGCACTCAGTTGCTCTGTAAAAGTCCCCAAGGCGGCACTTTTAGTTACAACTTTGAATCCGTTCTCGGAGCGGACTGCACCGTTGAAGGTAGTATTAGCCATGTCTATCTCCTGTCGTGGCTAGTGTCAGCCACGGGATGCGGCTGTCAGGAATAAATTATAGTATATCAAAAAGAAGGGAGTGGCAAGCCACCCCCCTCTAATATGTTTATGCTCCGGGTGAACCGAAGATGCCCAACGGATCGGACACACCGAATGAATAACGCTCACGGGCTTTGTACCGGCTGTTGCCAGTATCAAAATCAGCATCCATAGAGGTAGCCATTGGGCTACGTACAAAATGCTTTAGACCGTTTGGAACATCAGTCATTAGGAAGAACGCATCAGTATCTGTTAGATAGTGATTAATTGTATAGCCTTCTGGGATAGAACCATTATTGCGAATTGCATTAAGGTCGTTATCCGCTGTGCCTACACGTCCTTCAGTCTCCAACAAGCGAGTTGCTACAAACTGCAAGTTGGGTGGAATTACCAACTTACGTGGTCTTGCAGCGATTAACAGGCCGCGTTCGTCAGTCCAACCAGAGATCTGAATAACAGCAGCTTCAAGAGAAGTCTCGTTAAGATCGGCTGGAGTGGCAAACTCATTGGAGTTGGTGCCACCACTAATAAGTGGGTGGGCTGTGGAGCAAAGCTCTACGCCGTCGCCGTATGTGGTGCCACTAGAAAAGGCATTATTAAGAATATTCGCTGCCTTAACTTGTTTTGTATACGCCATAGCACGAGCAAGAGCCTTCGTATAACGAGCTGACAATGAGTCATACAAGTTATCTTCAATAGCCTCTTCAGTAATTGAAAAGCCCATTGCGACGGTCTCGTGTGTATAGCGTGCGGTGAATGCCTCTTGTGCATTGTCATACTCGATGGCAGAACCTTCGTTTTTGACTGGTGCAGCATTGAAGCCAGACAGTTTTGTCTCCTCTTCAAAAGAGCGATCAGAAGTCTCTGTTTCAAAGATTTCTGCGTGTTCTTCACCATATTTTGCGTACTCCAATCCGAACAAAGCGTTCAGGCCGGGAAGGAGTTCTTTAAGTAGTTGTGCGCGTGAAATAGCCATTGTCTACCCCTCCTTATACGCCAGCGGTTTGTTGATAACGTTGATAGCCTTGAGTAAGTTTAACAATAAACTCAACAAAATTACCATCGCTATTCTTAGTATCAGGGACAACATCAACAACAGTAATCGGCAAGATTGTCGTTACATTGTTAATGAAAACACCCATGCGACTGTTACCTGATGCTGTTACACCAGTGTTAAGCACAAGCTCCGCATTACAGGAGATTGCGTTAGCACGGCTAACAAACGCAGGAAGTAGTCCACCAGTTGCGCCATCAGCAGACGCGCTAGTGCAATTTACTACCTTAAACAGTACGTTTGGATCGTCACATACATAGGCTTCAATATCAGAAGCTACGATGCTTCCGGGGTAGCTTTGGCGAAAGGTCAGTTGACCTGTATTTGGGTCAGTATAACTTACGCCCATGAACACGCCAATAACACCAGCTACTACAGAAGTGTCATTCTGTAATGTGGTGATAATGATAGTACCATCGTTCTTGTACTGCACCACGTCTCCATAAAAGAGAGCTGTGCCGTAGTTTGAAGCAATGGGTATCTTGCGTGTAGAACCCGCATAATTATGACCACCAATCATTCCGACTGGGCGGAGGCCATATGGGGCATCAACAGTAGGATATGCCATCTATTTTTCTCCAGATAACAAGGGTTTAATGTTACCCCCCAGAGCCAAAAGTAACTTTTGTTTTACGCTCATGGAAGAGCGGCATCCGAGGATCATTCTCTCTCATAAGGTTGTTATCAACTGATTCAATCTGTCCCTTAGTTTGTTGTTCGTAATAAGAGGTGCGTTCATCAATCAGTTCTTGTGGAGCCTTGCAAAGAATAAGACCGCCAATCACAACGTTATCTTTGAATTTTTCATTCTCGATAGTAACCATTGTGATTTCTGGATGGTCTGATGCTTTTACAGGTTCCCAACCTTCACGAAGTTTTGAAGATACGTTAGTGGCGTCAGTTTGCCCCTGCGTGGCGACTCTAATCCAACGAAATGCGTAACCCGGCTCGGAATTCGGTGAGGGCAGTGTCTCTGGTCTTTGCCAAGCTCTAGTACGAGTCGTTTTTTCGTGGGTGGTCTCTTCACGATTAATACGGTTTTCAGCCATTAGTTTTTCCTCATCTCTTCTGCAACCTTTTTGGCGTATAGTTCTAAGGGTACTCCAAGTCGTTTAGCTATAGACACTTGTGTTTGCGTTAGCGTTATTTTCTTTGGCGCTGCGCTCCGCGTAGCGGGTGCAACCACATTTGCCTGTTTTTTAGGCTTCTCAACTTCTATTTCAGCATCCTCGAAACTATCGGGGAATACTTGGCGCATACGAGAATCAATTTTCTCGTAGTATTCGTCGCTTCCGATGGCAACGCCATCTTTCTCAAGCTTTGCGTGCAACCCCATCGCTAGAGCGGTCATTTCATCGTCTGACCCGAACCATGAATTAGCTGCTGCCCATTCACTAGCCCGTGTATCTACCGGTGGAGCGGTTTCTGTTGGTAAGTTAACAGGAGTTTCTTCTTCCTGTAAAGCGGGAAGTTTTAAATTATTTAACCTATCGGCCTTAATCTTGGCAGATGTTAGGCTTTCTTGTGCTTCAACAACTGCCTCTGCGTCTCCAGACTCATACGCTACCTTATATTTAGCTTTGGCCTGTTCTAACTCACCTGTGGCAGATCGTTTAGCTTGCTCAAGCATGGTTGATTGATTTTTACCAACCGTGCCTTTTAATTCCTTATTCTCGTCTACCAGCTTTTTAGCAAACGCTTCTAATTCTTGCCTTTCGCGGAGGGCTGTTTCTTTTGCCCGCCTTTCATCGTGGTAGCCTTTGCTGAAGTGTTTGATTCTGTTTTTGACTTTATCAGAGTATTCTTCAAGTTCTTCATCAGTGATATCAGACGGCGGCTCAGAGACTTTACGCCCTCTATCAGCTTTTGGCGTATCATCAACAACCTCAATCTCAAATCCGTCATTATGAGTGTCACTTTTACTCTCAGGTTCTGGAGCAGGTTCTGCAGGTTTTTTACCAGATAAGTCAATTTCAACGGCACTGGAACTCTCCACTTCTATGTCTGGTTTATTTTCTTTTTCATCAGGAAACTCATATTCTACTTTTTGAAACGCCATAATAAACTCCTATACTCTGCAAATCCCACGAGGGTCAGGTATAACTGCCTCAATAGAATCGTCGTTCATCAAACGGAACTCTTTGCCATTTACTTTGAAACGAGTGCCGGTGTTCATACGAAACATTACGTAGTCTCCAACCTTACACCATGCGCCTGTAGGAAATCGGTCTTCATCATTATAAGCGGCGTCGCCCATATCAATAACCACACCCATGATCGACATGATATATTCTTTGCGTTTCTCGTCATCAGTCTTAAGCAAACTACTGCCTTCGTAGGTATCACTTATATCAGGTAAAGCTACCAGTAAACGATATCCACAAGGCTTGGGTAGTTGTGCATCCCAATCTTCATCAGGAGTAATTTTTTTAATTGCTTCAGTCATCATCATCTTCCATTTGATTGCGCGAAAGGTCTTCTATATAATTTTTACAGGCATCTAGACCTCGTATCATACCTGTTATTTCCTTGTATTGAGCGAAGTCTTTTGCTCCACCTCCTCCAAGAAACTGTAGTGCAGAGGCTTTATCCTCGTTGATTTTGTCGTTAAGCACGTCAAAGACGGTTTTAGCCATAATTAATCTTTCTTAGTTGTAGCTATTTTAGCTATTTCTAGTTCTGTTTTAGTTCTACTAGCCTGTTTATCTGCCCGCATTTTTACGCCAGCTTTTTTAGCGTCTATGCCAACTTCTAACGTTTCAAGTTCAAGTCGTTGTTCTTCAAGTTTTGCATCAGCAATATCTTTTACAAGTTTGCGTTTCTGCTCTTCCTGTTTGATCTGTATATCAGCGGCATCTTTTTGTGCCTTGCGCTGTTCTTCTGCCTGTCTAATCTGCAGTTCAGCTTGTTTCATCTGAATGATAGGATCTTGCTGTTGTTGCTGTGCCTGTTTCTGTGCGGCTGCTTGCTGATTTGCCTGTGTAAGTTGCTTACCAGCCTCTGAAACAACCCGTGCAAGCTGCACTTCGATATCTTCTGGAAGCTCTTCATTTGGTGCTGGTAGTGGCGCACCGAGTTTTTCTTCGATATCCTTGCGGTACTTGAACCCAAGATGCTCTGCAATATGGGCTTGCAGGGATGCCATTATCTGTTGTGCTTGTGGATTCTGTCCGATCATACCCATAACCGATGGGTCTTGCATAAACGCCATGTGGGCGCCAATGTGTGCCTCGTGATCTTGGTAGATAAATGCCTTCATAGGCTTACCAATAAGTGCATTCATGTTCTCACTGACAGGATCTGCGGGCTTCATATCGTCCTTTATAGGAACAAGTTTGTCTGCGTTCTTTACTCCAAGAACTTCGATCATCTGTCTGTGTAGCTGTGGCAGGTCGTAAATCTGCGGTGCCTGAGATGACATCTGCAGGACAGCCTGATACTGAACAACCCGCTGTGCCATAGTGGAACTGTTAGGATCACTAACGGGGATAACATCCACCATCATATAATCAGCTTGTCGAGCAGATACTTCTCCTCTAACAGGCTGATACGAATACTCGGCTGGCGCGTATTCTGCCATCAAAGCCTTGAGGAGCTTGAACTCCTGCTTCATGGCATAGTGAACACGGGCTTGTACTGCAGCCATTGGCTTTAGTGTACGCTCCAAGAGCGCCAGCGTTGTGCCTACTGGAGCATTAGCTGACATATCAGATATGTTCATATCGCTAATAGCGCCCAGTCTGCGGCCTTCGTTAGTGATTTTATCTAGCAATGCTAGAAGTGTCTGGGATGGTTCCTTGTAAGGCAGAGGCATGATGTTGTCACGGATACTACCTGACGGCACATCCACATCCTTAAACTCTCCCGGCTCAATAGGAACGTCATCCCCCTTGATACGCAGCCCACGGGACTTTAGTCCACCGGGCAAATTAGCGAGCGTACCGGCATCGACAAGTTGGCGTATCAAGGAGGTTCCTGCTCGTGCATATCCACCAATAATGTGGACAAGCCCAAGACCATAAAAGCCAAACCCCGGTACATATGGATAATGTACAAAGTGCTGGCGCTTTAGTTTGAGCGGATCTTCAGGGTTCCAGTTACGTCTGATCGCAAGGACTTCCCCTGACCCACGCTCTATAGTTACTACGTATGGTTTGCCGATCTCTTCTTCAGAATCGTCAAATCCTTCAATTACAAGATCAGCATGTACCTCGTACAGTGCATACCGATCGTCATCAGTTAGAGAGTACCCACCCTCTTCAGCTTTACGTATCTCAATATCAGAGTGGTAAGGCTCTGGCTCGTTAAGATCCATGTCACGATAGAATCCAGCCACCTGTAGTTTCTTAAGCTCGTTCTTTGTTTTACGCATGACATGCGTGACACGCTCTGCAGTCTCAATATGTGACGCGCTGTATGGTACGATACAATCTTCTGCAGGTATAAACAGCGCAACCTGACGCCCTATGTTGGGGTCATGGTACACCTTCTTGAATGCCGAACCACCCAGACCCAAGCTATATAATAACCTCTCATGCTCCGGGCGATACTCAACCATATTCTCGGTAAGCTCGTAGTTCATATCTGCTTTTACACGGGTCGCGGCTTCAGTCTTCTCCTTAGTCTCTTCACCTAGAATTTTTGTCTTTACCGGCCCAAGTGCAGGGAATGTCTCACTCATAGTCTCAGCCTGAAACCTTATGGCTGCTTCTGCTAGAACTGTAGAGTACACACCACATGCGCCTTCCCAAGGATCTGTACGTTCCTCGTACTTAAATCCCAGAACGTCCAGACCATCTACAAATGTATCTGCCCATTCTTTACGGCTATCAATATCAGAATCAATAAGACCAATGAGTTCTTCGGATAGAGATGCGAGGTCACTTTCTTCCATGGCCTCTGCCAGATTGCCATCAAACGACATACCCCCAGACTCATTGCCGGGGATCAAGGTTATCTCAACACTACCATCGTCCAGTGTAACCATTTCTGGATCAACAATCTCAATCTCCAGATCTGCCTGTGGCATTTCACCTTTCGGCAACTCTTCATCTACGCCTGCTGGAGCTTGATATAACCCTTTTTCAATCGCCATAATATTAACCCCTAATAGTATCCGCCACTACGCCGTTTAAAATACCGTTGTTCTTCAGGTTCATCACTAGGTAGACGTATGAAGCCCCCCTGACGGAATCTCATAAGGGCCATAACTGTTGAATCAACTAGGTCATCATGGCTCATAAACGGGAATCCTGCAATCTCTTCTACCACTTCTTCTGCCCAACGGGTCTCTGGAACCCAGCATAAGCCCGACGCTACAATGTCAGATACGGAATTTAGACGGGCTAACTTATCTCCTGAACCTCTATGTGGGGTATACTCCTGCACAGGTAAACCTGACCTGCGCATTTCTTGATATAGGGCCGTACCAGAACTTTTCTTCTCAACGATAAACGCGTCTGGCTCCCAGTCTTCATATTCTTCCATGGCAAGCTGTTTAAGCTCTGGGAACTCCATACGCTTTTTTATGCTGTTTAGCAATATAATATTATAATTGTCCTCTTCTTCATTCAAAAACACACCCCACGTTGTCAATGCTGTGTAGTCAGCACGATTGTGTGCCTCTGCTGCCGCATCCAAAGACATAATAACATATTCACAATCAGGTGGATGTTCCTGTTTCCATATACCCCACCAGTCACGTTTAATAAGCGCGGCTTCTTCTGCGGTGGGTTGTTGTTGATACTGAGCATTCCACTGAAACGCAGGCATGGATGCCTTAGTACGTAGTAACGCGTTAAGGTCAAAGAACTCAGGCCATAGTGGTTTCTGTTCTGACTTCTTGGTTTTCTTGTTTATTATGTCCAGTATGGCCGGAAACTCGACTACATCATATTGATCAGATCGTTCGTTCTGCCCCATGTCCCGCACAACTCGTCCTGTCAGATCATCCATATGCCATCTGGTCTGGATAATAGCGACACGGCCTCCCGGCATTAATCGTGTACGCGCTCCGAAGGTGAACCATTCGTATGCTTTTTCAAAGACTTCAAAATTTCCGTTAATGACATCTTGTTCGGAATGGGGATCGTCAACGAGCAAGAGGTCAGCACCGCGACCAGCAATAGAGGAACCAATACCGCACGCATAATACTCACCTCCTGCATTAGTGTTCCAACGACCAGCAGATTTGGAATCCACCGCCAGCTTCACTGTGGGGAATATAGAATTGTATTCTTCAGTAGATATCAGGTTACGCACCTTACGCCCGAAGTCCACCGCCAGATCAGTGGTGTGTGACACCATCATAACCTTCTTGTTAGGATTCCTACCTAGAAACCACGCAGGGAAAAAGATAGAAACAAGCTGCGATTTACCGTGTCTGGGGGGTATATTGACACAAATACGGTCTTTTTTACCCTCTGCGATGTCCATAAGCATATTTGCAAGCATTCTATGGTGTTTTCCGACGATATAGTCAGGCTGCATACGCTTACAGAACTCAATCAGGTCATTATAGGCTGCTGTGTTGTTTTTTCTGGTGCTTAATTCATCAACAAGGCGGTCAATCTCTACAATTTCGTCCGAAGTATACTGATCCAAGTTGCTCAACATCTGTTGAACCTCTTCCTCAGTGAAATCTACCGCCAATTCAGATGTCACGACATCTCACCTTTAGGTTTTTTAAGGTCTTCGGGTAGTTTAGCAAGCTCACAACTGGTTATAAGTTTGTAATTTTCGTTTCTTTCTCTCCATACCCAATTTTTAGCCATGGAATCACATTCTTTTTGGGTCATAAGCACATCCAGAACAACATTATTGCCTACATACACCCATTCCTCTTCTGCGGTGAACCCCCATACACTTATTACAAGTAAAAAAACCTTCATTTTTCATTCTCCAGTCCTAACTCAGCGTCAACATCCAGAGATTCACCATCAATAACGATGGCATCCTGTATTTTTTCCTCTGGTGTACTGAGTTTTTGTAGTTTCTCCCGTAGTCTAGCTCGTAGATCATCAGTGGACTGGTGCGTTATGGTCACTTCGGACTTCTCTGCAAACAATCCAACGTCAGATATCTTACCCAACAGCTCTAATGCACGCATACGTACACGAGGATCTGGGTTTTCTGTTTCTAACAGTAACTTGTTAGTCACAAGGTGGCGTATATGTAATGAACTTTTGACTACTGACTGCCCAAACTCCTGAAGAATATTATTTGTAAGTATCAGAGAGGCGGGTGTCAGCGTTGCTATCTTCTTATCAGTAACCTTTTTGGAGGTAGCTTCAGGATCATCTGCATATGCCGTGACTAATTTAGCTGCGATATCCTTGTCTTCCTTGGTAGGTTCTACATCTAACCCATGGTCAGCAAGTTCCTTGGCAGTTTCACTAGCTGCATCTGTGCGCTGGCTTAGATCTACGAATGGGGACTCGTCAGGAATCGCCACGCCTAGTTCAGGTTCTACCAATATACTCATATCTTTTCGCAGGTTATTAACCGTAAACGGGTGAGGGGGACTATCTTTTGTTGACAGCGCAAGACGCCTGATCCCCTCACCCTTATCAATCTATACACAATAATTATTTTTTATGCAAGTAGGTTGGGACTCCTACCGGGGGGTGTTCCTGTGTGAGAGGGGGTGGGGGGTCCAAACTGAGAAAATACCGATTTGTTCGTGGAAATTAGTAATATATAGATGTGTATGTAACTAACAACACATAACGGGTCATAGGGGGTAGGTGGGTCAACGATATGTCAGATTTAGTCATTGCCTGCTATAAAACTAAAATGTTAGTGACTCACTAACAAATAATAACACGTTTACAATCTATCTATATCAAAACGCGTTATAATGTGGCATAACTTAATCATCGAAGCGGACATTCTGTCTACTTCAATACCGGCATAGAAAGGATTTTCATTATGCCTAATTTCGTAAACGCTAAGTTGGCTAGCGCAATCGCCAACGCAGTCTCAGCGGCTACTAAGTCGCTACGTGCAACCCAAACAGCCATTGACTTGTTCGTGGCCGAGGGTTGGAGGTCTACGGACTTGATATCGCCGAAGGGTAAAGACAGCAAGTCTACTGCCAGCGAAGAAAAGTTTGCTGAGTTGAATAAGGCAATCGTTGCTGGCTTTACGGCCACCACTCAAAAGCTTTTGGAGACTAACACCAAAACGCTAACTGAGACCGGCAAGGCTAACAAGCGATACTGGCAACAGCAGATTGGCGCTAGACGTAACGACTTCAAGACTGCTTTAGCCAAGCGCGAAGATGCGAAGAACGGCGGCGCTAATACCAAGCGCTCCGATGCACAACGCATCTCCGACAATCTCAATGACTGCTCTAAGGTCATCGAGAATTCGGAAGGCATCAGCGGAGTTGATCTGGTCAAGTTGTCCAGTGCGATTAAGGCCGCTAAGTCTGTCTTGCACGCTAAATTACCACAATGGACAGGGATTTATTCCCTGTCCTATTTTTACGGAAGGTAACAAGTTATGAGAGTATTCGGATATATCATTGTAGTGTTTGGTATGCTGTTCTTTTTATGTGGTGTATCAATAGAAGAAAACATACGTGATCCATGGCCTTGGATATGGGTTGCTATTCACGTCATCTGGATATTAGTTTCCATGGCAGTTATGGGGATTGGGTTATGCATGATAAGACGTTAGAAGAGCTTTACGAATGGCTAGAACGATCAGAAAATACCGGTCATTATATGGGCTATTCAAGACATGCTATTGCGCTAGAAATTGCAAAGCGAACTAAATAACAATCAGGCAGGGCTTCGGCTCTGCCTTTTTTTGTGCCTACGATACCAGTTCTCGGAGTAGCGTTGAGCCATCACACGCAGTAACTTGTTCCACTTATAGAGCAGTTGTTCTCACTATGTTAGTGACACACTAACACGTTGATGCCAGTTCTCGAAGCCGCGTTGAGCCTAATGTTCTAATGTTCTTTGTAATGTTCCGTAATGTTCGTTTTTTTAGACCGCTTTGAGAACATTATGTTTTCGTGTCGGTTTGTGACAACGCATGATAAGCAATAGAGTTTCTTTCCTATCAGCTTTTACTTATTCTTCTATTTTTATATAGTTTTATTTTTTAGTAGTGTAATGTTCGTTTTTTCAAATAATGCTTAGTCTTGTTAGTGACCCACTAACACGTCAACACGAATGTTCTCATCTCTGAGAGGGCGCCGACGCGGATGTCCAAAATCCTCAAAAAAATAACAAAAGAACATTCCTGTTTTTCCAATGCGTTACACGCCCCCACCACAGAACATTACAGAACATTGCAGTACACTACACAAATACACACGATACAACACGTTTTCACATCATTTGACATTGCTGATAATATTTGCTATAATATAAGAACAGTCAGAGTTTGACTGTTTTACAACCTGTTGTCACGAAAGGACACATTATGCAAAACGTAATCACAAACCAAAATGTTAGTGACACACTAACAAATCACACTGCACCGAGCATCGGATCATCTGCCATGCTATGTGAGTTATCCATCTCAACATGGACAGGGCGCAAGAAAGATCGCAAAGCATCAGAAGATGTTACCGATGCAAACTTTGCGGCATCCGGTGTTGCCTCTGTACACAAGAAGCTACTCGCTGATTGCCAAGAACTTGTTGCAGTACAGAAGTTCACAGCTAACAGCCGCAACATGCACTACGCTATGACAATGCCGTGGTCTGACACGGGCTTGCGTCTTTTGCCAACGGCTCAATACTTCAAGTACCATCAAGCAATGACTGACATCCAGAATGAGTATGACAGGCTTGTTAACACGTTTCTACAAGGTTACGAATGGGAGATCACCCAAGCATCCGCAAAGCTAGGTGACTTGTTCAATCGTGACGAGTATCCATCAATCGACAGCTTACGCAACAAGTTTGGGTTCCGCTTGTCGTATATTCCACTGCCTGACGCTGGTGATTTTCGTATCGACATTGGCAATGAAGCAACGGAACAAGTCAAGGATCACTACCAATCCTACTACTCGACACAGCTAAACAACGCAATGAATGACGTGTGGCAACGCACCCACAAGGCGTTATCTGCTATGTCCGAGCGACTCGACTACACACCATCCGAGGACAAGAAAGTGTTTCGTGACACGCTCGTCACCAACGTCCTCGACATGGTAGAACTTCTTAACGTGTGTAACGTATCGGGCGACAGCCAGATGAACGCGGCACGTATGAAACTTGAGGACGCACTACGCGGTGTCAATGCTGATGCACTGCGCGAGGATGCTCACCTGCGGTCAGAGACTAAGCGTACCGTGGATGAGGTCATCAAATCACTACCATCAATCGGCATGTAACTTGTTAGTGACACACTAACACAACCTAGAAAGAATGGAGACTATTATGAACACAGCAACAGCAATGTATGCACTAGGTCTTGACCAAGTAGCCAATGCTATTCTCAAGACAGGACACAAACGCACCATGCTCATCCAAGGTGACATGGGTACTGGCAAGTCATCATTACTACCTGTGATCGGCAAAGAGAAGCCCGACCACATCTTGTGCTACTTCGATTGCACGACCAAGGACTTGGGTGACATCACCATACCCAACATTGCCAAGATGGATGATGGCACAGGCTATGTGACGTATCTCACCAATGAAGAGTTGGGCGCACACAACCACACGCCTGTCGTTCTGATGATTGACGAGTTCGGCAAGTCCAACCCAGCAGTCAAGAACGCACTGTTACGTCTTATACTGGAGCGCAAGATCGGTAGCTACACACTGCACCCTGACAGCATTATCTTTGCCACGACTAACAAAGGCTCTGAGGGTGTTGGTGACTTGCTACCACCGCATGCACGTAACCGCATGACTGTAGTACAGACACGCAAACCCACTAACATGGAATGGATTGAATGGGGGATTAACAATGACATCGACCACACGCTACTTGGGTGGGCAAAAGACAACCCGCAAATTTTCTACTCGTTTGAGGACATCAAAGACCCAGACGACAATCCATACATCTTCCATCCCAAGCAAAACAGAGCCGCGTTTGTTACACCACGCTCGTTGGAAGCGGCAAGCGACATACTCAAAGTACGGGATGGACTAGATGACCAGACCACAACAGCTATGCTCATGGGTACTATCGGTGAGCGTGGTGCGATGGACTTGATGGCGTTTGTCAAGCTGGCTGACCAGCTACCGAGTGCCGAGTCTATCAAACAGGAACCCAAGACTGCCAAGATACCGACCAGTGCCGCAGGTGTATGCATGATTGTGTATCGCACCCTAGCATCTTTGGAGAGAGACTGGATTGATCCATGGATGGACTATCTTGTTCGTCTCGACAAAGAAGCACAGGGTATGTTTGCCAATGGCGTACGCGCACCCAAGTATGCCAAGCAGTCACTTGTTATGACAAACAAGAAGTTCACTCAGTGGGCCATGGACAACAACTATATGTTCGCGGCTGACAAGAAATAGTTAGTGACTCACTAACATCTTATGGGGTGGGGCATGTGCCTCACCCAGAAAGGACAGACCAATGCTTGCTATTGGAAAAGAACTGACTACCGAGCAACGGCTCAACAAATGTGTCATCGACATCATGGGCAACCCCAAGTATGTCGCACTCGCTGGCATACTGATGATCGGTGAGAAGCGTATCTGCGACAAGACACAGACAGCGTATACCAACGGACGTGACGAGGTGTATGGGCGTGGGTTCGCGGATCAGTGCAACGATCCAGAGTTTCGCTATCTCATACTGCATGAGAACTATCACAAGCTGTATCAACATCTCAAGACTTGGAAGCACCTATGGGATGAGAACCCCCAGCTTGCTAACATGGCGATGGACTTCGTTATCAACCTCAAAATTTCTGATGACAACAAGGACGGCTTCGCAACCATGACAGGCCCACTCACAGTAGGTTGTTATGACGAGAAGTATCGTGGCATGGACACAGCCCAAGTATTCAATCTGCTCAAGCAAGAGTCAACGCAAGGCAACGGTCAGGGTAATGGTTCTAGTGCCGGGGACGGTAGCGGTAATGATACGCAGGGTAACGCGTCATCACAAGGCTTCGATGAGCATGACTTCGAGGGCGCACAAGAACTATCTCCAGCCGAGCAACAGGAGCTAGCGCGAGACATTGACGAGGCAGTTCGTCAGGGTGCGTTGATTGCTGGCAAGATGGGGTCGGGTGGTGACCGTGACTTGCAGGACTTGCTCCAACCACAAGTCGATTGGCGTGAGGTCATGCGTGACTTCATCACCACCACATGCACAGGCAATGACTACTCAACATGGAAGCGACCCAACAGGCGTTACATTGGCATGGGTCACTATCTGCCGAGTGGTATCTCTGAGCGTGTTGACGAGTTGGTGATTGCCACTGACATGTCAGGGTCTATCGGTGACAGGGAAGTTAGTGTTGCACTAACAGAAATCAAGTCAATCGCTGACACCATACACCCAGAAGCAGTACGCCTACTGTATTGGGATACACAAGTATGTCAGGACGAGAAGTATGACATGCACGAACTCGATACGATGGTGACATCAACCAGACCCAAGGGTGGCGGTGGCACGTCTGTCGAGTGTGTGCCAGCGTACATGACCGACAAGAACATCACACCACAAGCTGTTATCGTGATTACCGATGGCTACCTTGGCGGATCGTGGGGTCAGTGGTCATGTCCAGTGTTGTGGGTTGTCATCGACCACAAGACCGCCAAGCCCGACTGTGGCATTACAGTCCACGTAAAATCAGGAGATATGTAAGATGGGATATCGTAGTGATGTAGTCATTGCAGTGGCAATGGGCAGTAAAGAAGATTTGGATGAACTCATGTCTGTGTATGCACTCAACATGTATGTGCAGAAAGAAAACCTTATACCCTCATGGGAGATTGGTGAGTATGAGGACGCATGGGTTGCCATGTACACAGCAGAAGAAGTTAAGTGGTATGATGACTATGATGATGTCAAAGGGTTTGAAGCACTGCCTAAACTTGCCGAGACATTTTGGGCTGAACGCAACATGCCGTATGCGTACAGATTTATACGTATTGGAGAGGAGGACAACGACATACAAATCTCATGCAACGAGAGTGACTGTGGTGGTCAGGATGACGTGCAGGGTAGCCGCTTGGCTGACATGCTTGCTGATGCACTATACATATCAAGACAAATCAACAACGAACTAGAGTTTGCTAACGACAATGTTAGTGACTCACTAACACAGAAGGGAACAGACTAATGGCTATGTCATACGAAAGAATATCATCATTCGCAGAGGTAGAGGCTATCTACAACAACACCAAGCCTATGCGTGGTAAGAACAAGGGCAAGGATATACGCCCGATCGCTGACAGGTCGCGTGACCATGAGCGTGTAAAGAAGATATCATCCAACTGCTATCTGTTGATGAACGGTGGCTACTATGATGACGTGTTCAAGTGGTATTTCTACCATGGAAGTGGAAGAAACGCTCCTAACCCGACACAAGCAGAGATGGTGGCACTAGCACCGATCTGTTGGAAGCGTCACAAGGATGGCACTGAGACTATCACCATACGCAATGGCATTGGCACTGGAGCGCACATGAGCCACTACTCATTTCTTGGTAGGATGTTACCACGCGGTATGGTGTTCTTCGTACAGAACGGCAAGCAGTATGTGTCTGCAAACAGTGGGCAACATTACCTACCCAAGTGTATGTATGTGCCGCGTCATGTGTATGAAGTTGATGCAATTCGCAGTCGTTGGAACTCATGGATGCGAGTAACGGATGATGGTTCGTCACTGACATTCTTCCGTGATGGTGACAGATTCACGTTAGCTAGTAGCGAGCGTGATGCACCCAAGCCGCCACGTACCTTGGTCAACAAAAAGCAGAAGGCCAAGTACAAGGATGCCATGGCAGGTTATCTTGAGTGGATCAGTGCCATGGCGCCGATGTTACAAGTCGATGATTGGCAGTACCGCAATGAGATGGGTAGGCAGGTACGTGAGTTTCACAATGAGAGTGGATACTATCACAAGATACCGCCCAAGCTAATGCGTGACATTGTTATGAAACAGAATCATCCGCTACGCCTAGCCATGGCTGTTGACTTTGTGTCACATTATGATACAATACGTAACATTCAGTCACAAGCTGACGTAAAACAAGTTAGGACAGAGTTCAATCGGTGGATCAACAAACACTGTGGTTTCACCAAGACAGTGAAGGGATAAGAAGATGGGTATTAATTTCAATGATATTATGGTTGCTGACCTAGACGACACGGACTTGGGTCATATGCCTAGTGAACTATGTTTGTTCAAGACAAAGGTGGGCGAAGCGTTCCGTGGTGTGTCGTTTGCGAAGAAGGGGAACAATAAGTTATGGGTGTACTACCCTGATGAGCCGTACCCCATGGGGTATATCGGGTATGGTGACTTCCGCACTGAGGTTGTTGGTGACGATCAATACATGGTGGGTTCGCGCACCATATCCAACGACAAGTATGGCAGTTACCAAGACCAGCACAACATGAAGATGACTGTCAATCTGGAGACGGCCATACGCAACGCTAAACGTTTTCTCCGTAACTTCTCACCACAAGAGATGGCAAAGTCTAAGTTGAACACAGTATGTAATCAGTCACAGGACAGTCTGAGTTGTGCTGGCAACGCATACCGTAACAAGATGCGTGAGTTGTTTGACCAAGAGAGCAGTCGGTCTAACAAGATGCTGACCGAGTTGCGTAACCTTGTGGACACAGGCCATGAGTTTGTCGATGCGGCGTTTGGCTCTGAACTACATGCTATGTTTGAGTTACTGGACAACCAGAAAACACTCAAGGACAAGCCTATACATATGTACTTTGTCCGTGTGTTTGAGAAGTTTGGTAGGCAGACATTCGATGTTGGTACGATAGATAACGTGCATAAATCTTCTTATCAGGCTGAACTGAGCAATGAGTTCAAGCGGTATACTGACGACTTACCAGAGGATATCATGGGCAAGCTGTCGGTGCTGACCATGGTAGAAAATGACAGCTACGTTGACGATGTGGGTTACCGCGCCGCCGAGGGGATGTTCTATGTCGTTAGATAATGACACGTTATACCGTGTTTCGTTAGACCCTATCAAGAATACCGTCCAAATATCATGTATTGGCATGGATAGGGTTGACAACTCATTAGATGACACTTACCTTAGTGTAGATGACTTACCACAGTGGGTACAAGAAAGGATCGCGTTGTTGATGATGACCGATCCTACTCCACCCACAGTGGATGTAGAGGGTGTAGGACGCAGAATAGACCAGTACACCTTTTGGATATGTGACAAAAAAGGTTGGGAGATGAACTTTTGTATTGCTCGTTATAACAACGGTCAGGATGATTATGATTGGTCTTTGAGCAAATACGGTTATCCTGATGGTGCATACCACCAGATGAATCCCAATAAGCCGCTTGTAGAGGTTAGAAGAAAAAGACTGCGTAGGCAAAGGGTAAGAGATTTGCAAGCAATGATGCATAAACCTGTTAGTGACTCACTAACATAAATGAAGGCGAGGGGTGGATCAAACCACCTCTCGTTGATGCCAGTTCCAACGGAGATAAACACATGGCTATGACGCCCGAAGCGAAAGTAAAAAAGAAAGTGGTAGCAGTACTCAAAAACTTGGGTGCGTATTACTTCTATCCAGTTACGGGTGGCTACGGTCACAGCGGTGTACCAGACATAGTAGGATGTTATCAGGGAATGTTCTTTGGCATTGAGTGTAAGGCTGGCAAGAATAAACCCACACCATTACAGCAGTTAGCACTGGATAATATTTCCAAGCAGGGTGGCCTCGCATTAGTGATCAACGAGGCAAACATCGGTGAGGTAGTTGAGAGCCTCAACCAGATACCGTTTGGACGGTAAGCAGTGAGTGCCGTAATTAACCACTGCAATGAGGGCAGTTGAACGTTATCCTTTCTATAGACTGTGACCTCAAGGGGGGAGGGTTAGCCTCCTCTATCTTCCCCCCGACTTTAACTAGATAACGAGAGAATGATGGCAAACATATCAAAAAGACGCAAAGAGGTTCTGGCAGAGTACAGCACGAAAAAAGAACGTGTACCAAAGAAGCGCGCACTAAAAATAGTTGACGATTTACCTGTCCATTCACCAATACGATATAAGAAAGATTGGGAAGAATTAAAAATTAGTAGGGCTTTAGCGGATAAGCCCAAATTAAATTTGACTGACGAAGATCGTAAGGCACGTAAGAAAGCTAGCGAAGATAAGAAACAACAAGAGATGAAGCTGAGTTGTTTAGGGATGTTATCAGCCGCTGGAGCAAAGAAGTTTACACGTGATGCACCGTCACTCGTTGAGTATGGTGACAGTTGGGCGTACTTCAACGGACTAGAGGGCGGCATTGAGGAGAACCACCACAACAAAGTTTCACCTTTTGATTATGTACACACTAGCTTGATAGAAGAGAACCCTGTTACTGGTGCATTAGTCTGGCATGGTCAGGTATGTTCTATATGTACGGAGCCGCCCAAGGATTTGGGTGAGGTAATGTTGGCGCAGTACGGGCTGACAGAGTTTATATGTGTCGATTGTGGTAGGTTTATGGAGCATAAAGGCACAGGCATGAGGGGGTATATGTCAGGCGTTGCTACCGATAATTTACGTCATAAGGCAAAGAAACCCACAACAATTTACAAGCACCACTTAGCGAAAGAGGATGAAGAAGATGAGTGAGAATAAAGTAATGACTGATAACAAGTTAATTATTGATGGCAACGAGTATCTGTACGAGGAATTGAAAGACGATCAGAAGTATGCCGTGACGCAGATTAAGAACTTAAACTCAAAGATTAATAATGCAGAGTTTGAGATAAACCAACTAAAAGCAGCAGTGCAGCATTTTCATTTGGCATTGTCGGTATCATTGAAACAGGAAGGAGAAGGTGGAGATGATTGATTATGGGGATGGTAGCTTTCAGAGGGCTATAGACAATAACCAATGCCCCAGATGCAAAGCCGCAGTGGACTATAGTGCAGGGGTTGCTACGTGTTTTGTATGCAACTTAAGAATATCTGGTGAGGGTATACAAAAACAAAAAGACCCGAATCAGTTGGAATTACCTTTTAACGAAAACAGTGGAGAATAAGATGGGACGAAGGAAGATAAATAAAAAAGAAAAGATAATACGGTACATACTTAAAAACAGGACTGCTTCTGTAAAGCAGATAGCAGAGGCAACAGGCTCGTCAACAAAGTACGTGTACAATCTTAAGTCACAATCAGGCACACCAAAAGAAGTTATACAGAAAGAACTCAACGTGCAGCCTGTAGTCACCGAGACTTTCAAAGATTACTCAGGTAACGAGTATCAAACCTACGCGTTGAAGAACAAACCAACCAAAGACAGGGTGCGCACAACAATCCTGCAAGAAGCAGAGAGCCTTGTGTCTGGTGACAGAGAAGAAGAACATGGTGACTTTTACAGCAATGCCCACCTGACTGCTAAATTGTGGAAGGGCTACACAGGTTGGGATATACAGCCAGAACAAGTGCCGGTCATGCTGGCTTTGTTGAAGGTTGCTAGATCAAATAACTCTAAAAACATGGATAACTTCCGTGATGCCGCAGGGTATCTAGCGTTAGCAGCAGAGTTAAATTCATAATGGATTTAATTACGCTGGACTTTGAAACATACTACGACAGGGAGTTTTCTCTGTCGAAGTTAACCACTGAAGCCTACATCCGTGATCCTCGTTTTGAGGTGATCGGTGTGGGTGTAAAGGTAAACAACAAGGAAACGGAGTGGGCAAGTGGATCACACGAACAGATTAAGACGTATCTGCAATCATTCGATTGGTCGGATGCTATGTTATTGTGTCATAACACCATGTTCGATGGTGCTATTCTTAATTGGCGGTATAATATTCGCCCTCGCGTGTATGCCGATACTATGTGTATTGCCCGTGCTATACATGGGGTTGAAACTAGCGCAAGTCTCAGGGCGGTTAGTGAAAAGTATAATATTGGTGCAAAGGGAACGGAGGTCGTACAAGCACTCGGCAAGAGGCGAGAAGACTTTACGCAGAGTGAACTAAGTAACTACGGCGACTATTGCGTCAATGACGTTAACCTCACCTATAAACTATTCACGATCATGGCAAAAGGTTTCCCACGTCAGGAACTAAAACTGATTGATTTGACGTTGCGTATGTTTATTCAGCCAGTGTTAGAATTAGATCTGGGCCTTCTAGAACAACATCTCACAGAAACACGTGACCGTAAGGATGAGTTGTTGGAGAGTGCCGGAGTGGTCAAAGAAGATTTGATGAGCAACCCCAAGTTTGCGGAACTGCTCAAGTCGCTTGGCGTTGAGCCACCCATGAAGATCAGCCCTACAACTGAAAAAGAAACATTTGCATTTGCCAAGTCAGACGAAGAGTTCAAGGCACTGGCAGAGCATGATAACGAGCAAGTGCAAGCGTTGGTCGCGGCGAGGCTCGGCACAAAATCTACATTGGAAGAAACAAGGACACAGCGGTTCATTGATATTGCGAAGCGTGGCACATTGCCTGTGCCTGTTAGATACTATGCCGCGCACACTGGCAGGTGGGGCGGTGATGACAAGATCAACCTACAGAACCTGCCCAGCCGTGGCATAAATGGTAAGAAGTTAAAGCGTAGTATCATCGCGCCTGAAGGATATACGCTGGTGGACGCAGACTCGGCACAGATCGAAGCGCGAGTGCTGGCTTGGCTTGCAGAGCAGGACGATCTCACGCACGCGTTCAGGGCTGGTGAAGATGTGTATGTAAAGATGGCATCACGTATATATGGTGTGCAAGAGGCCGATGTAACTAAAGATCAACGGTTCGTTGGTAAGACCACAATTTTAGGTGCTGGCTATGGCATGGGCGCACTCAAGTTTCAAACACAACTCAAGAACTTTGGATTTGATATGGACATCGCGGAAGCAAGGCGTGTCATTGGTATCTACCGCGAAGCTAACTGGAAAATAAACAAGTTATGGCGTGACGCCCAACAAGCCCTCGTGGCCCTGTCCAGAAATGATAACGCGCCATTGGGTTGCGGCAACGTGCTAGAGGTATGCCCACATGATAGTGCCATACGACTGCCATCTGGTTTGTTGTTGCGCTATGACGATCTTGGGTTTGATACCACCGAGAGAGGCACGGAGTTTCACTACAGAGTCAGGCGTGGTCGGAACCGTATCTATGGCGGCAAGGTTATAGAGAACGTATGTCAAGCCATTGCTCGTTGCATCATTGGTGAGCAAATGCTACAAATAGCTAAGAAACATCGCGTAGTGTTAACAGTGCATGACTCTGTTGTGTGTTGTGTTCGTGACGAAGAGGTGGGTGAGGCACAGGCATACATTGAAGACTGTATGCGGTGGATACCCGATTGGGCAGAGGGTCTGCCTATCAACTGCGAGTCTGGTACTGGCAAGTCTTATGGGGATTGTGAATGAGTATAAAGCCGTGGTCATTCAGTAGGATTAAGGCATTTGAGCAATGCCCCAAGAAGTTCTACCACCTCAAGATTGCCAAGGATTACACCGAGCCTGAGACTGATGCCATGTCATACGGCACAGCATTTCACCTTGCGGCAGAAGAATATGTACGTGATGGCACGTCTATCCCTGATAATTTTAAGTTTGCCCAGCCCGCTCTCGACGGTCTTAAAGCCAAGCGTGGTAACAAGTTATGTGAAATAAAGATGGGTCTGGATGAGAACCTTGAGCCATGTGGCTTCTTTGACAAAAAAGTTTGGTGGCGCGGTATCGCAGATTTGGTTATCCTAGATGAAGGCACTGCTTGGGTGGTGGACTACAAGACTAGTAAGTCAGCCAAGTATGCGGATAAAGGTCAGTTAGAATTGATGGCGTTAGCCACATTCAAACATTACCCCGAAGTCAATACTGTACGTGCAGGGTTATTGTTTGTAATATCTAGAGACCTTGTAAAGGACACTTACACCAGAGACATGATGCCAGT